TCCTCCGTTTTCCAACCCTCAAATGCCCCCTCCTCCTCCGTTTTCCAACCCTCAAATGCCCCCTCCTCCTCCATTTTCCAACTCTCAAATGCCCCCTCCTCCTCCGCCAACCGATTCAACGCACCTTCAACCACTTGGTAGAGGCAGCGCCGGCGGTAAAAGAACCCGAAAATATAAATGTAAAAATCGTAATCGGTCTAAACATCGTGTTAGATTATCTAAGCGTTATAATAATTAATCCACCTACATAATTACTCGGCTATGGCACTGATGTTGTTGGATGAGAAACAATAAAAATCCCAAATTCACTTATCATTGTCCCCCCTTTTGCGTTCGTCTAGAACGCCTATTCCGCCGCGTCTTTTTAACGCGTTTGACCCGTCTATTCGTTTTCATCTTATACAATAATACTCATATTTTATAAAATTACCATTACTAGTATTTCATATTACTAATAATCTCTCGGACTACGCATTCACTTCTCTATAAAAATCTCGCGCTCTATACTTTTCATAATCTTACGTTCACCAATCGGGTCATCCTTGATTTCGTGAAGGACATTTCGAATCATCTTATGGTGAAATTCCTGGAGTCTACTATTCGTCTCCCACCCCGGGTGTAAATCCATCCACTTTTTAATCGCGAAATACTCCTTGTTGGCGATATCAATGAACGCCTGGCGCATCCTGGCGTTCCCCTCATCTCTCGCCCACTGGTGATTGTCCCGCACATAAATCGTATCCCGCTTCTGGTCCGTACAATGAATCGGGCGCTTATACAAGTCCATTTGCTTTAATCCGTCAATCATCACCTTGCTAATCCCTTCTACAAGTCCCTGGTTCCGCGTATATGTCAAGTCGTCCATCGTGATTTCGAGGGAATTGACAAAGTCCGAGATGTTGACCGCGTCCTTACACTGTTCATTCAGGAAAAAGTTCAAATTAAACTGGTTGTTATTCGTATTATTGACGATAATATTGCGCTCCTTGCTTAATTCCACGATTTGCTTTTGTAGGGTTTTATTCTGGTCTAATAACTCAAACACGAGAGAATTGACGAGAGATTTCTTGTTTCGTTTCTTGCCATCGGTAAGCGCCGAAATCATTTTCCGGATATAATCCTTGAGTTTCTCATTTTGCTCGGTGAGAATCTCGGATACAACCGAGGACGCTGCGTCGGTTCCCGCGGTCATTGCGGACATTGCGGATACGGTATCAGAGTCCGTGTCCGTGTCCGTGTCCGTGTCGGCGTCCGTGTCGGCGTCCGTGCCGTCCGCTATAGACGACGACGAAGCCCTTGATGAACCCGTGCGACTACTACTACTATCACGCTCACCGTATTCTTGTTTTTCAGAGATTTGGATGGATAATTCTGGTTCTGTAAAATTGGAATAATGAAAGACTACGTCGTCGACCACTTCGTCCATTTTCTCCGCCTTTTTTTTAGATTTGAAACGATAGCGCACGATTTCCGTAGAGTCGTCGTCCAGGTCGGGGTCGGGGCCGCCGGAGGCGATAGGTTGCTCTATTCTCTCGAGCACCGCCACAGGCACCGCCACAGGCACCGCCACAGGCACGGTCATCGTCGTGGTCGTCGTCGTCATTGTAGTAGAAATAATAGAAACAGAAACAGTATTCATTGAAGAATCATGTGGCGGCGGTATACCCGCCAATTTATTAACAGACTGTCTATGTTGAAATTGAAGACACGTAGAAGTATGTTTATAATAACTCGACCGGTGCGCGTAGGATTTTTTACAAAGGCAAACATATTTCCCTTCATTTGTCTGGGTTGGATTCCCCCCATCTAAAATAGGCGCAGCCGACGTTGCGACTGTTCCATCGGCGTAAATATTTGGTCGAAGTCCAGGAAGTCCAGGAAGGTCGTCCATCGACTTCTCGTCCATTTTTTCATCGTTCAAATTTGGTTTCATTTTAATAATATAGGAATTCGCCAGGTCCTTGGCCTGGTTTTCATTGTTACAAGCACATTCTTCCAAAATAATACACCTCCAATTCGACCAACCACCATTCTTCCGAATACTATCGTATAACTTCGTCCGGTAGGTATTATCCAAAGTCTCGCGCTTGTGCTTATACTTTCTTTGTGTCAAGTTGGTTGTATACGAAATATATGCGTCTGAAATCTCCTTTGTTTTACAAGTTAGATGGTAGATATACGTTCTTGAATAGTCAACATACTTCCGCGGCATTTTTCACCGGTTGAAATTGGATATTCCGAGAGATTCTATATAAATCTATATTATACCTCTATTATTTATTCATTATTGATTACCCCACGGCCTGGGGTAATCGCTTTACCCCAAGGGTATGGCAACATAGAGACCAAATGATGGTCTATATATAGCATTCTCACCAAGGATTCTGAACACGTCAGTGTGGGGTATTGTCTGAATTTGTCTGATTTAGCAATGTTTTGCAATATTGCACTTTGGACATTTTGGCAACATTTACACCATCTTCAGTCACATCACCAGAAATAAAAAAGCTATATATCCCGCTAACTCGAAAAGGGTAAAGTGGTCTAAAAAAATAAATGTCCAAATCCCGGATCGGCCGTCTTGCTTTTAAAACGCGATTTTTCGAACATTTAGCCCGACGAGAGCATAACTCGGCGGTTCTGCCGCCATCGCCACAAAAACCCGCGGGGCGGTCGTAAGCCCATCTAACACCCCGACGGCTACCTCAATTTTGCCCTCCAACCGCGCGATTTCCCGCCTTACTGACTTTTCAAAAAGCTATAAGATAATGCTATATATGCTCTGGTTTTCAGTAAGGAGGGCGATAAACGCGCCTAAAATCGGACATCATCGGGCTAAAATATAGCCCATCGAGGGTGTTTGGATGCCTTATATATAATAAACAGATGCGGGTGTATGTATGTATCGCTCGGCTTCGCTTCGCTACGCTATGAAGAAAACAGTAGTCGTTGATTTGGATTATATGCGCCCGTCGGTCGGAGGTCGGAGGTCGAGGTCCGGGTCGAGGTCGAGGTCCAACGGCGACTGTCTGGAAGATGAACTAAATATATATGAATTACTACACAAGGATACCGAGGATACCGAGGACCGGGACGACGACCGCGACGACGACATGGACGACGACGACCGCGAAGACGACGCTACTGATACAGAAACGACGATGTCGTCCACCGACGACGACGCGCCGTTGCGACCGCCACCCTCCCGGACCCACCCTAGTGTCAAAGATTCCGATTATGCCGTGGATTCCGATGAAGACCTACTTCAGTCCGTCCTGGACGAACCCACATTTCCGATGGATATTAATGCGATATTATCTGCGATGAATAAGACAGAGAATAACACGATTGCGAATTTGACGCTGAAGAAGATTGCCACGCGAAGACACGAAATTCTCTCGTCGATGAATTTGACGCCGGAGAAAATGGCCGAGTTTGAACGAAAATTACCGATGTATCGCGTGATTGAAACCCCATATGACCTGAAACATAATCAATTGATACGGTGGATACCCTTACGGTCGCTCGAAACACGCCCATATATCACACTTGGCGGGACGTTATTCCGTGTCCGCGAAAACCCGGAGGAGGGAATTCACGTCGTGACAATCCGGAACGTGAAACGCTTCGTATTCAATATCAAGTTTGAACTTAATGTCGTCTTCCAGAGATTGAGTCAAGAAGAATTGCTTATCTTGCGCGCGGTAGAATACGTAGACGGCGACGGCGACGGCGACGGCGACGGTCACTGACGTAACACCAAATTCTTTTCCGATTTTGTTATATCACTTGTGAAACGCGGGCGCAACCGGTCGCCACGCGCAGATTTACATCGAAACCCGTGACGACGTAGGTTTCTATTATTGAATATAGACTGGGTACAATATGCGATACGCCGACTTTTCTCAATGGAATCGCGCCTTTTTCGCGCCCGGGTCATCATCGTCATCGTCGACGTCGACGTAGGCGGCTTGATACAGCGGCACAATTTCCCCGCAAGAATGCGATGTGCTCGCTCCTTCGCGGTTTTCGTAGAAATGCCCGCCTCCGCCGCCTCTCGCATAGGGCGCGAACCGCGACGATAATGACGAATAATCTTGATATAATCACTGCGTGTTAGTTTCATATCTTCATCAATATCACTATCTGTATATTTCGGCAATATTCGCATATACTATAATACTAATATACTATACTATAATACTAATATACTATACTATAATACTAATATACTATACTAATATACTACGAATGTCTTTGAAACCTAAAATAAAGTCCGTTGCGATTGATGTAGATGAGACCTTGGGCAATTTCTCTCAATTCTCTATATTCGCGCACGCAATAGAAGAATACTTCGATAAACCAGATATTACGTACCGTTATTTTAATGATTTAGTTGATTTATACCCGGAAATTATACGCCCGAGTATGTTGCGTATATTAGAATATATCCGTAAAAAGAAGAATTCTATTCCTGGTACTAAGGTTATGATATATACGAATAATATGGGGCCTGATAAATGGGTCGCACATATTCGACAATATTTTGAGTATAAATTGCGCGCATCCGCCGCTGCCGCCACCGCCGCCGCGACCAGTGGGGGTCTTGCCATAATACCCCCTCTCTTCGACCATACGATTGGCGGCTTTAAAGAGCGAAATGCCGCCGGGTCGGCGTCGGCGTCTGCGTCCGCATTCCCACAACGAACCACCAAGGAAAAGACTGTAAATGAACTGATTCGTTGTGCGCGCATTCCATCGGATAGTGAAATATGTTTTCTAGACGACGTGTATCATCCTAAAATGGCTGATGAACGCGTGTATTATATTAAACTACAGCCGTATCATTGTTATATACCGTTTCATATATTCGTCGCCCGATTTGTAAACAGCGCGTTATATCGTGATGTATTTGCCAAGTTTATTACTCCTGGTATATCGCCCGCCTCCGCCGCAGAAAAACAGATTATCGAAATCAATAATCTCTTCGTGAAATATGCGAATATGGCGAAGTATGACGCAAAGACGCATCAACGAAAAATGTTCCCCCGCGAGATTGACGAAATCATAAGCAAGTATATATTATACCATCTTCAACAGTTTTTTCGTGATGGCCCACCCCCGGTCGCGGCGGCGTATTCACGAAAAGCAGCAAAGACTGCTAAAAAAAATAGGTCCTCGTCGTCCTCGCCCGGTAATGTATTTTATGTAGACAAAGCAACTGCTGTAAAGAATATGCGTAATAAGACGGCGCGTAAACGATAATCCTCGCCGCGCCGCGCCGCGCCCCGCTCCCGCCCGCCGCTCCGCTTTCGCTCCCCGCCGCTCCCCGCCGCTCCGCTTTCGCTCCGCTAATAGAACCAACTCCTCTCCCCCGACGCATTTGTAAATACAACCCTATCCCCCGCTGCTTCTGCGGCCGCAACCGCCTCCTCCGTCGCACGTCGTGTTTCAGGCGTCGAGTGTAATTCGTCAATGTAAACTATTCCAGGCTCTCGATGCGCGACTACACGCTTTCTCGCATCTGCTAGGGCCGCCACCGACACGCGTTCGAGTTCCGAATCCGCCCAACGTTGATGACGCATATTAGAGACGTGTCGCTCCCAATTGCCGTGCGCCCCTCTCCATCCACACGGACAACTGACCGGGCGAACAATATCCAATTCGTGATGCGTATCATCAAAGACCCGCGCCATAATGACTTGAATCGCGTGATGAAGAATCATTGGACTCGTCTCATATCCGGCATTTCCCATCTCGGGCTTGTAATGGAGAAGCTGATGAAATACGTCGTGTTCTTGCCCGCGATGAAGCATATTGAATTCGCCGTTTGTATAGATGGTGGTATCTTCGCCGCACAATTCCACAACAATGTCATCCGCAACCCCCATAATTTCATCGTAGAGGTCTTCGTCCGTCGCTTCAATTTCATCCAATGTCATCCAGCACCGTAATATGTCGACGCCTCCGCCGCACGCGTCGCGTTTGTGTTTGTGGAGCGCACCAAGCGCGTTCATTCCTTGTAAATACTCACCTTCGGTCATTTTCCCCGCATTCTCTTCCAATATATTCATCAAGACATTCAGTTCTGTCTGAATCGCAAGTGAGGCTCCGCCGCCCCCGCCGGAGAACTGATGCTGCGCCGCCTGGTTCGGTTGTGCTGTTGCTGATTCCATTTTCACTCCAGTCTATTTATTTAACAAAAAACATTTCAATTTTTTGTCAAATGATTCATTGTCACCGTCCACGCAGCGTCGGTCACTGCGCCTGCGTGGGCGCCTTTGCCTGCGCCTGTATAAACTTCTTCACCGCCGGAATATTATCCACCGCACCTGATGTGTCGATATAATTATAAATCGGATGGACTACCCCCGCACTTACTGGCTGTGTTATATTTTGCTGGATTTTCTTCTTCGCATAATTGGCGACAGTCTCTGAAACGATATGCGTAAACAAAATGAAGATACACGTGGAAATAATAAGACGTCGGTCAAAATCACTAAACGTGTTTCCGCCTAAAAATGCGAATTTAGGGTTCGTCCAAGAAATCGTATTAAAACGAAGTAAAAGAACAAATACGGCTACATATAATATAATATTTCGAAATAGGGGGATATACTCAGGAACAGTGTTGTAAAACCCGAGCAATATAATCGCGTAACTCGCGTAAAAGAATAAGTCAATATACTTGTAATACATTGTATATTTACCGAATATAGGTTGAACAACGTCGCGAATCTTGGTCACAATGGCGACAATGAGGTCTTCGGCGGTGTTCTTGATGGTATTCATCGTCTGTCCTTTATAATACACACATAATATTAGTCGAGTGACTGAGTATTATCGTCGTCTACGTGACCGCGGTGGCCGCGATGGCTATCCGGCACATAGAACGACAATAAACGCGCACTCGGGTCCAAAACACCGTCGCAAAAAGGGTGCCGCCAGTAATACGGGATGGTTTCACCGCGCCCTTCATAGATATTCTCAAATACGCGGCGATAATAGAAACTTTCCTTGTCATAGGGTGGATTATGAAGCGAATACAAATGATGCGCCTTATTATTAAACTCGGCATCCGATATAACGCGGTCGGAATACTCTTTAATCATTTGGACCCATGTCCGACCTCCATCCGCGGAACTCACCCCGTCACTGAACGCCTCCTTCCGTCGCCAGAGGACATCATCGGGTAAAAGTCCCGACCCTTGAAACGCCTTACGAAGCAGATATTTCTCCATTTTGTCGTCATTGAACCGCTTGAACCGTGGAGGAATACTCATCACATACCCCAGAAATTCCTTGTCCGCAAACGGCACTCGTGCCTCCAATCCTGCGCCGCTCACGCTTTTATCTGACCGAAGGAGGTCAAAGAATCGGACATCGCGAATCATCCGCTCATTTTCGGAATGGAATTCCGCGTCACTGGGCGCCTTCAAGAATCCGCGGTATGACCCGAAGATTTCATCCGACATATCCCCGCAATAAATAACGACATCTTCGGTTTGCTCTTGGATATACTTGCTGATGAGATAATTGCCGACTGATGCGCGAATTGTCGTGGTACAGTAACTCTCGGTTTGAAAAATGGTTTCATATATCGCCCCCAAGAAATCCCCTTCTTTCAATGATACTTCGTGATGACACGTTCCCAAATACTCGGCCACGCGCCGAGCCCATATCAAATCCACCGACCCCTCCAGCCCGATACTATATGTATTCAGGACAGTACCCGGCGACGTCTTCTTCAACTCTCGCGCTACAATTGCGGTAACGAGGGAACTATCCAGTCCGCCCGATAATAAGCACCCGACCGGTCTCTCGCTCATTAAACGCTTCACGACGGCGGCGGTGAATAACTCGCGAATCTTCGTAAGTATCGCGTATTCGTCTTCGCCTTCGCCCTCGCGTATCGGATAGGAATAATTCACATACGTGTCTTTGAGTTGCGTCTCCAATATCGGGACACCATTGGTCTTCTTTACACTAGAACCTCCGCGGGATGAAATATACGCATAGTCATAATAGGTACGAAATGTCGCACTCCCGTCTACGCTATCCTCCGCGTTATACTCCATATAACATCCCGCCGGAAATTGAACGATTGTATCGCAATGCGAGTGAATGGACTTCAACTCACTAGAAACACACATTGCGTAATGGTCCGGATTCAAGGAAACGCACATCAAATTGGAATGTTCGCCACCAAACCGACCGTCGTGACGCGATACTCCGATAAACAGGGAACGAACCCCCACAGGGTCTCTCGCGACATAGGTCACCCCGCTTTCATAATCATATAACACAAACCCGAAGACGCCATCCAATCTACGCAACGTTTCGTGAATTCCAATCGCGCGATAGAGATGAATAATGATTTCGCAATCAGACCCACTTTGATACTCACTCTCCAATCCGAATTCCGCAATGAGTTCCCGGAAGTTATAGATTTCGCCGTTACAAATCAAGCGGCAGTTTTTAATATAAAAAGGTTGGTCGGACGCCGAGTCCATTCCATTGATAGATAGACGGTGAAACCCCCACACACGCGCATCGTCTTTCAAAAAGACGGATTTGTCCGGACCACGGTGTGAAGATAATATAAAGGATTCTTGTAAGGTCTTCAACTCGGCTAATGCGATGCGCGCGGCGACAGTTTGAAAATAGAAGATGCCGCACATTCGTATGCGATGGACTCCTTGATGGATGATATATATAATATCACCGATATGTGTTTATATGTATTTATTTTCACATTATTATTTATCCAAAGACTAAAAGCAAATCAATAACAATGGAATTTCACGGCGTTGTAAATGGCGCATATTCAAACCACCACGACCGTCTTGGCGAAATCAACCAACGCATCTCCGAGAGAAATATCCCATCAACCGCGCTTCGACCCGCTTTCAATGTCCGCCCCCTTTCATCCAAATACGCAATGATGCCGATTATTGAATCTCGCCCGGTTCCAACGGTAAGCATCCCAGCCTATCAGCAATACACCAGCGAGACAGTATTCAATCCAGGAACTGCGAAGGCGCCGTGGCAGGGATGGGTCGACCGTGTCAATGTAGAATCATCCCTGCGAAACCAATTCTTCGCACTTCAACGCAATGACGCCGCAGTATACGTGCCGAATTCAACCAGCGACCTCTACCAAGTTCAAGTCGACTCTCGTGAAGTAGACCAACCAAATCCGTATTTGTTTGACAATGGTGCCACGAATTTCGCGCCGATGAATCCCAACCCGAATGGTTTAGGCAAACTCACGTTCGAGAATTCTACGCGGTTTCAACTTCGCACGCTGGATTGTACCTATGACGGGTTCTGTACCGGTGAAGGCGGCCCCGTTATTGAACCTGCGACGAATTATATTCCGGAAGAACAACTTAAAAAGAAACAAAAGGAAAGGGAACAAAAGGTTCATATCGCGCATATTGAGGAGGGGTTTTCTGGGAGGTCTGGGACAGAGCGAGAAAAGGAGGGGAGAAAATACCCCACCTATATCCCGCGCGCCACGGCGTCGTCGAATGCGAAGGAGCAACTGACGATGCGAAACCGGACATAAATACAAATCGATGTATTATAACAATAGTGTATGCCGAATTATTGTTCTATACTAACTTATAAAGCTGTATTGAAATGGCTGAAGACATCATCGGCGACGACAGGGACGAGAACCGCAGCGAATGGAGGAGCGACTTCAACGAACTGACATTGAGTGTGATGGCGAACCGTAACCGATATGACAAATGTAAAAAATCGATGGCGAATACATCCGACGCAGCTGCCGAGTTGTTTTGTAAAGAAAAGACGTATTATAAAGACCGTATATTGGCAATGACGAGTGGCCTTTTTGACGAACGATGCGAAAACGACGAAATCAACCGCGCGCATCAGGAATATTTGAAATCGTGTATTGAGTATTTGAAGTGGAATGATATCACGGAGATGGTGGAGGATGATACGCGGACGGAAGAATCCCGTAATAACGTGGTCGGGGATGCACGACAGGATTTACAGCGGAAAATACAAGAGACGGATGTTGCGCCCGCCGCGCCCGCCGCGCCCGCCGCGCCCGCGACTGCGCCCGAGTCACCGCCCACGTCACCTCCCGCGTCCAACACTATTTTATCCTTCGCAAACAAAATGTGTATTCGAAAAAAAACAATGGACGATTTTATTGTATTGAAACCCTCCTCTGGAAATACGGACGAAGAAATTAAAGCGCGACTACCCAAAGTCCGGGATTATCACAGCGAGATATTGAAGCGGACGGCGGCGACGGCGACGACGACGACGACTCTACAAGATGAGAAGCGCCGAATTGATAACTGATTCAGTATACGACGGCCCAATCGCGGACGTAGGGTCGCGCCAATAATTCCGCGACGGGATGAGATTGAACGCTTTAAATCCATTTACGGTATCGCTCGATGTATTGTCGTGGAATAGATGATTGATGTCATAATACGATGATTCGGAGTCGAATGCGGTTTGCGCGAATTCCTCTTTGGATGTGGTGATTCCTACGATGTCGTCTTGGATAAAGTAGTCGTATTCATTGGAAGGGACCATCATCGTCATAACATAATTCACAACCGACTCGTTCACGTAGGTTGTGTATTTCATCTGAACGGTGTTAACTGGCGCAGGATAGCCGGTGGCGGTGGCGGTGGCGGTGCGCGCGTCGTCAGCCGTTTCAGGGAAACAATTTGAAATGATGCTATACACGTGATACAACCGCGATGTTTTGTCGTAGGTAATGTAGGCCGACCTGTAATGAAGAGTTCTATCGATGTTGAAAACGTTGATACAATACATGTATTGCGTAATGGGGCGCATCGGATTCAAGCATATACATCCGACGAATTGTGGTCGTCTATCTACGTCGTCTTGTAAATCCACAAGTGCTTCCGTCGCGTCATATTCCTCATCCTCCGGGGCGGCCACAACAACCGCGCGCGACGGCGGTTTCGCGACCGGAGAGTATATTTTATATGTCCTGGTGCTAGAATCCAGAAAAGATGGCGTCGTCAATATTTTAACACGGCGGGAATGACGGTCACTGCGGTCGCTGCGGTGGGAGGTGGCCTCGGCTTCAACGGCGGCGGCAACGGTCCTCTTATATGAACGTGTTTTTACAACCATTACGACGATAAACGAAATGCGATACAATTATCACAAATAAAATATAAACGGTTCAATTTTTTATGAGGTAGTAATATAAGTTTAGTATTCTATTCGTTAACACGTTATGACTCAAAAAGAATTCAAAGCGGTGAGTTGTGCGCCAAAAGACGAGACGGACCCCGACATCAATGAAACCAAGGATTTCTCGTGTTATTCGTCAAAATCTCTCGACAAACTAAAACTACTCTGGAATAAACGCCACCCAGACCAGAAAATCGAGGACACCGACCCGCGCGCGATATGGTCCGCACTCAAAAACAATATGAACCAAGTGTGTCAACAAGAGGCGTGTTGGCTGCGCCAGAATTTCGCATCTGCTGGAATGGACGATGAGATGCTTCATTATACATTCGCGCCGCAAGCTCCGAAAGAATGGAAGAAGAATATCCACGAGTGGTTGTCCAGTATTGATATCGCGAATTCATTGAAGCAATACGAACACGCAGTCCCGTCGTTTCTTTTCATTGGTCCGTCGCCGGTGGATTTCGACGAAGTCCTGGACGACGGTGAATGTGTCTGGAATGAATTATGTAAATTTGATATTATGAAACACGTGAAAAATGGAAAGCCGAAAATCGGCGTGGTTTTCAATACTGACCCACACGATAAACCAGGCGAACATTGGGTCTCCCTATTTATTGATGTGCGCGCGCGAGTAATCTTCTTCTTTGATAGCACGGGCGACCCACCCCAGCGGAGAATACGCAAATTTATGAAGATGGTGCGGGAGCAAGGGGAGGCCAACGGAATTCCATTCAAGGAGTATATCAACGATATCCATCATCAGAAAAACGATTCGGAATGCGGGGTATATTGTATATTTATGTGTATCCATATGCTGCTGGGGAAAATGACCGTCCACGATTTCCTGGATAAGAAGAAGAAGTTGACGGATAAGTATATGCAGCGGTTTAGACGGAAGTTTTTTAATGTGGATGAGAAGGTGCCGACGCCGAATGTTGACTTTTAACCTCCGCACGGCCTGACGGCCGTGCTTTACTATAAATTATATAAACCCACATTATGATTGTTTATATAATGTCATCTCTCGTATCCCAAGAAAACAAGGAACTTCTCTGGTCGTTATTGGCGGAAGAAGGGCTCTTCGACGGCATCCCCGAAAATGTAACTCCCGAAGAAATCAAACACGTGTTCGAGAGAATCCTCAAAAATCTCTCGGCGACTATCCCGTCGCTCCACGCCGCCAAGCTGAAAGAACTCCACCACGCGAAACATCACGCCATCGCCGAAGAGGACTACGACGCCGCGAAGAAACTCCGCGCCACTATCGACGAAATGGAGGCGCCACTCGCGCGATTAGAGAAACTGGAGGCGCGCAAGGTCCTCGCAATCCAGGCGGAGGATTATGAAGCCGCCAAGCAAATTAAAATGGAGATAGACCGGATTCGTGCCGCCTCGTTTTCTCTCAAAGAACTGAATAAGATTGCGATTGAATCTCTCGCCGTGAATATTCCGAAACTCGCGAGAGATATCAGCGCGTTGAAAACGCAAGGGACTGCGCCTCCGTCGTCTCACCGGGGGGGATTTCAGCACACCAATAATACTAATACTAATACTCCCGCACATCACGCGAACCCGAAAGAAATCTATAACGCCGAGGACTTCCAATATCAAAAGCGCCAGGAAGTCGAAATGAAGATGCGAGAGAAAGAGGCGGAGATGCGGTCATATTTTGAAGTTCCACGGCCAAAAGAGATAGACTTTTCTGATATTCCGAGAGATGGTCGGCCGGTAATGCGTTTGAAGGCGGCGCCTGATGCGCGGGGGCGGCGGCGGGACGACGACGGCGACGATGACGGCGACAGCCCCCTCGCAGCTGACGGCGATGATATGGATAAACTAATCGCCGAGAGAATTGCGGCACGTCAACGGGATATGGACGAAATCACCGAGAGAATAAAAGCATCGATGCCGCCAGAAGAGCAGCGTAGGCAGCCGCAGCAGTCGCCTGCTGAATATAACCCAAATGACATCACACCTACTGCGATACCTGCTACGACAACACCACCCCCCGCATTACAAAGTATGGATACGCGCAAGGTACCTGAAGATATACGGAAGGTCCGATTTCAGGAAGAAGATACGGTCTTTCTGAAACTAAAAAGGAAGCCGATGGTGGAGGACTAACTTCCTTTTTTGATAAAAATCATTGCGTTTTTTTGATAAAATCATTGTCGTTTTTTTTATCAAAAACCGTGTCGTTTTTTTTTTGATAAAATCATTGCGCCGCCATCCTAAAGGCCTGCTTGCTCCATTCTTTTTATCAAAAACCGTGTCGTTTTTTTTTTGATAAAATCATTGCGCCGCCGGCCTAAAGGCCTACTTGCTCCATTCTTTTTATCAAAAACATCGCCGTGTCGTGTCGTATGCGCTATAACATCATTTTCGGAATAGAAGACGATTTTTGCTTCTTTTGACAAAAATGATGGAGCGGGGAGGGGGGCGTCCTGCCCCCCCCGGAGCAAACATTTTTATTAAAAGAAGTCGACCCTAGCCTGCTCCACCGCCCCCGTCCTGGGGTCCGCCGGTATTATCGTGCGCCGCCCTCTCTCCACCAAATTCCCCATCTTATATAGTTCCATGTCATAAATGATATGCGTGTCGGGATCTTCCGCATATTCTTTTCCAGACACCACCAATTTACGCAATCGAATCTTTTTCTCGCTTTCGTTCAATTTCCGCGTCTTATCATCCACCTCTCCCGCAATATTGGGCTGGTATGCGAGTTTTTCTTCATCCGCCCCCACACCAAACGAGTAGCATTGTAGGCGCTCCTTACTATCGGCATTGGCGTGAATCATACAATCAAACGACGACTCCTTCACAGCCGTCAATATCTGGCGTGTAACCCGTTCCTTGATATTTGATATCTCGTAAAGCGACTGGTCGGTGCTCATCGGCGTCGTCCCGTCCGTCTTGCTCTTGTCTTGCATCCGAATATTCAGCGACTCGTCGTTGTCCGACGCCATTTGACGCGCGGTAAATCGCATCAAATAAAGAAACACATCCACTGTTCGCAGTTCTTCCGGTAAGTCAATATGGCTACAAATACGACGAGCGCGGCCAATAATCTGTTCCGTGCGCACCGGGTGCCAGTAAGGCTCCGTGATATGAACATAGCGCACATTACGCAGATTAATACCCTCCGCACCCGACGCGGTAATCATCAGGATTTTTATCACCTCGCCATACATATTATTCGTGAAACGTGTCGACAGTTGTTCGACGATAGACTTGGGCACATTCTTCCATTTGCTATTGAAGATATTGCGGATGATTTCCTTCTCCTCCGCCGTTTCTGTGCCTGTATACAGCGCGAAACACGGGCGTTCTTGTTCTTCAGGTGTCATATCGATAGTCCAGTCTCCGGTGGATGACTTATGTATTTTGAATTGAGAGAAACCGTTTGCTTCCAATATGAGTTTAATAATACCGATACCTTCTAATGTGCGGAACTGGCTATAGACAAGATGGAGGCCGACGTGTTGTTTATCCAGGATATTGTGTAATAAATGGAGGAATTTGGGGCTATACGTAGTGAGTTCTTCGGGAATCAGGAAACTGCCTGCGCTTACTTTAAGGTCGCGAATCGCTTTCGTAATCGCGGCTTGGTATTGCGCGACATATTCTTTTTTACCACTGCTCGCTGCCGGTGGTGGTGTTGATTTCTTACCCGCCATCACCGCGGCCACTGCGTCAGAGTGTTCGCCTGTAATCACCATTTCGGAGTCATCTTCGTCGCTGTCCTCGCCGCCGCCGGCGTCACCGTCCAACATTCCCTCGTCCATTGCGGCGACCCCTTCTTCGCCTCCCGCCGCCGCCGCCGCCGCGCCTTTCGGTTTACGCCCACGTTTCGGTGCGCCCGACGCACCCGCACCCCCCGTTTCCATCGCCCGCGCAATTCGCGCAGCCAACATTTCCGCAGTCTCGTGGGCATCGCCCATCACACCCGCATCCGGCGCACTTCCCATTGCGGCGGATTTCTCTAATTCACTCGCAGCAGTTACATCATCGCCCGGGAGGGGACGGCGAATCGATGGCGGGAAAACAAAATTACAAAAAGCGCGGGAAAAAATACGATACGTGGACGAAACATCGTCGTAGATACCGTCGCCGTCGCCGCTACCGCTCTTCTTGCCCGCCGTCGCCGCTGCGCCACGTTTCTTCGCCTTCTTCTTCATATCGGATTCCTGTTTGCGTTCCAGGTCGCGCACCCGCGAGTAAATCGCGAACTGATAATCGCTCATTTCAACTTCAACCAAATGAAAATTCGTTGCGGAGTCATATATCGGCAATAATTTTTCCTGGGCGCTGCGGAAATACGAAGTAAGACCCAGAATACGACGAATGAAGAGATCGCGGTTCTTGAACTCTAATGTCGCAGGGTCAATAAAAAACCCGTTGAATTCATCCAATTTATCTGGGAGAGCGGTAAAGGGGGCTTGTTTGTTTGTAGATGCGGATATCACCGAGATTCCATTCTCGCGCAGTTTCTGGACGATGGCGCGTTCAAATGCGGCGTCCGAGAGAAGACCGTTTTCGGTAGATGTCGTATCCACGACTGCGATACTCGCTGCTGCTGCGCCTGCGCCTGCGCCCTCCCCCGCCGCCGTCGACGCCGCAGGGTCACCCCGTCGAATAACCCCCCGATATTTCGAGCTCACGGCATCATAATCGCGGACAAACCCAAACGGATTCCGCGTAATTGTTAATTTTTTGGTGCGGGTATTATAGTCCATATAGTCAAATGAAAGGCCGATTCCCTTTGCGAAACCGGCACCCGACCCCTTCGCCCGACCTGATGTCGCCACCGGACCCGCGAGACCAAACATCGTCTTAAATGAATCCAGGGTTAGACGACCACTGCTGCTGCTGCCCGCGGCGCCTGCGCCCGCTCCGCCTTCGCTGACCGTGAAGACCCAGTTATCAATATTGCCGCGGAGGATATTAAACAACACCGCAATTTCATTCGGATAGTTGATAATAGGCGTCCCCGTCAATAAAACAACTTTCGCGTTCTGCGCCGACAACAAAAAGTTGTATAAGCGATACGCCATCGAGGTCGCACGTTTCAGTTTATTCACGATACGACTTACAAAGTTGTGCGCCTCGTCAATCACAATGACCGCATTATCAAACGGATTGCGCGTATACCCGTCCGTCATACTCTTTAATTTCTCGGCACGAAGACCGTTGTAATTAATAAAGTCGTATTTGGTGTTAATCATTTCGTCGATTTGGCGGTCCACGCGCACACGCTGACTTGGAGTGAGTTCCGTTTCATAATTACTGGGTTTGGTGACATTTACCATCCACGCACCCCCATTTGCGCGGACGAATTTATCATCGGGGAACATCAGGATTTGCGATAATACGTGCGTGAGTTCGGCGTTGCCGCGCGATTCAATAAACTCCCAATACTGATTCTTCTTATACATCAAGTCACCGCATTTTGACTTCATTTCTTCAATGTAGTTCATACGAAGCGACGCGGGAGTCATCACGATAATACGCTTAAATGTCTTCAGGCCCTCTGCGATGGCGATGGAGGAGCAAGTTTTGCCACTACCAAGTCCGTGGAAGAGAAGAAGACCGCGGTAAGGCGAATAAATATTCAGGTAGTCGCGGACGATTTTCTGGTGGGTGAGGAGTGCGACAGATGCGGAGTCATCACCGCCATAAAGCGACTCGCACGATATGTCGTGTTCGCCGGAAGTGAGTTCGTCGCGATACGGGCGGAACAGCGCATTAATATACTGGATGAATTTGGCGCGATTATTCATATAAAACTCGGATGCTTGGACTTGCGGAAGTGGGCGCGGGGCGGGGAGTCGCGTTGTCACGATGGTATCACCCACTTTATATGCTGCGATATTTACCGTAGAATCTTCGCGTTCCTTGATTTTCTTGACGGCGGCTTTTACGCCAACAGTGGCGGCGCTTACAGAACCGGACGCGGCGACGGCGGCGCCTTTTGGCTTTGGACGGATAACACGTTTCTTCGGGGCGACACCCTCCTCCTCGGCCTCCGCGGCGGCGCCTGTGGCTGGCGCCTCCTCCACGGCCGCAGGCCGTATCTCTTCAAAATCCTCTGGCTCATTTGCCTCTGCGATTGCCAAGGCGGCCGACGCTTTCGTCTGTTTGACAACTTCGTCGGATGGTAAAATCGCGCGCTTTTGTAATTTCACAACGGCTGGCGCTGTCGCTGCCTCTCCCTCTCCCTCTCCCTCTCCCTCTGCCTCCACCGCCCTCGCAGGTTGACCCGATACGAACTTATTAGAAAAAGAAGGAGGTTGTAACGGAATCACACCAGGGCCTATGCGCGCCCCCCTTATTTTTGCCATAATTGCGTTTCGGTCAAAATCTACAGTATGTCTTTTATCAACAACAAAAACTCCCGCCTCCGCCGGCGCTTCTACGCTGCCTGCCTCCACGCCGCCCGCCTCCGCCTCCACGCCCTCCACCGGCAATTCCGCCTCTTTTTCACGGAGGGTTGGTTCATTTCCGGTGACATTTCGCGGCTTCTTTACTAGGTTACGGGGTAATTTACGAGAAAAATGGATAACAACGCCTTCTTCCGCCGACGACGATGCCCGCAATACCGGGCGTTGCTTCAAATTCGTTAAAACACTCATATTGCCGGCAATATTACTAACATATACCATTATATTTATTTCGCAATCCGCGCGATTTGTTTAATCGCCATTTCGCACGTGATTTGCTCGGCCTTCTTCTTGATTTTATGCGTAGCGCGCGCAAAGAAGATGAACGCTTTCCCGCCCTTCTCATCGCAAATCCGATGAACACCCGCAAATCCATCCACCAACGAGTCAAATCGAATCGCCGCCGATGGCTGCGCAATGACCTCGTGTAACGGTTGTCCTAAACATAAATACAACCCCATTTCATACCCACCCTCCGTGTCCCGCGACAATTCGATATAGTCTGGCGTCGTCTTAAACTCCTTCTGAATCTTCACCTGAAGAATATTCTTGTAATTGTCGTCATTTTTGATGAGGTTCGTCCAGTCAATGTGTCGCTCAAACACTGCCTCAATGAAGATTTTCGCGATTTGGAATCCTGGCCCACACGTAAACACTTTCTCAAACCACTTATCGTCATCGTGAATCGATACGCGGTTGAAATCCAGAAACAGCGCGCCAATAAACGCTTCAAACAAGCACCCCAATTTCTTCAGATTGGTTCTCGTCTTCTTTTCCTCCGAGTGTTTAGAAATAATGAACCACCGATGAAGTCCCATCTCTAGCGCGAATTTGCCGATGGTTTCATTTTTGACGATGGCGATTTTCTTCTCGGTCATAAACCCCTCATTCTCTTTAGGAAAACGGCAGTAGAGGTAGTATTTCGTGATACATTCGAGCACACCATCCCCGACGAATTCGAGGCGCTCGTTGGATTTCTGATGAAGCGGCATTGCGCCGTCGGGACGGTCCATAAATGTTATATTTTCTAGTTCATTTAGTGCTTTAGGGCGTTTGGTATAAGAACGGTGGACAAATGCGCGCCGATAGAGTTCAAAATTGTGGACTTGGGAAGGCACGCCGTATCGCGTAAGAATACCTTCCACGTCGGCCAAGGAGACCTCCACATTTTCAGTATTATACGGGTTGAAGACATACCGGTCGCCATCTACGCGTATAATGTCGTCGTCGTTGTATATATTCTTGCCGGTTCGCGAGCTTTCTCCTGCGGGCTCGCATTCGCCGTCCCCGCCGTCGGCGATATTTAGAAGTATATTCTCGTTTTCCGAACTATCTGCGTCTGATCCGCCACCGCCACCATTGCCGCCATTGCCGCCATTGCCGCCACTACTACGAAGACGAAACATTATGATGAAATACCGATGATATTGTATGAGCCATTGTATTTAAGCAAAATCCAATCAATTTTTTATATCGGTATTATTTATAATTCAGTATTACAAAATGGTGTTAAGTGGTGGCAAGAAAATTTCTAGTATTCGTTCTCTCACGAACAAGGGCTGCCATTTCGGCAGTATGCCCGGTTCCGCCCCCAAGATTGGTCGTGGCAGCTGGACGTCAACGGCTTACCGCCAAAACGGTTTAACCTGCGACTGCTTGGCAAAGATTCGCTTCGCGACATGCGCCGAGCAGTATGCGTATTTGAAGGAGAAGAACCTTATCTTCAACTGCAAGCTTACGGGTGGTGTGGGTAGGCAGCCATTTGTCAAGAACTGCGCTCCGGCCAAGATTTAAACTTTATTTATTTATTTATTTATTTATACAATAATTATATAACTAACGATAATTATGGTAAACAGCGGAGTTGCAAGACGTGTGCTCACGACAGGGTCTACGAACGGTATTCATACCGACACGAGAAATGGCGGCGGCGATAAGAAGGGCGGCGCACCCTCCTCTGGGACGGGCCAGATGCGTAGCTTCGCGATGCGGAATACCATCACCGAAACCGCGAAGAATAAGGACTTTGTATTTAAGTTCATCGAGAGATTGAGCCCGGCGCGTCATTCTGGTCCGAAGTTATAAGGGCGTGCTATAAGGGCATAAACACTTCATTATATGGTTATGTATTGACGCGATATAATGTTAATTAAAATAGACTGCCGAGAGAGAGAACTGCTGGAATGGATGACGCCGCCCGCCAGCGCCGCCGCCAGCGCCACCGCCACACCCCCAGCGGACCATTACCTAATGGATTTAGGGGATGGGATGATGATGAAGGTCCCGATTCCGACGACAAAGCGGAAATCTCTCGGCACGCCTACTTCCAAAACGATTCGGCCGCCTCTTCTCCACGAAATCAAATCTGAGAGATTACCTTTAGGCGATATTATTCTCCACGACCCGGGACAAGGACAAGGACAAGGACGCGATATCGTCCTTTTTGAAAGAAAGTCGCTGAACGACCTCGCCGCGAGTATCCAAGATGGGCGGTATAAAGAACAATCCTTCCGACTCATCGAAAATGCCACCGCCACGGGATTTCACACCCACAATATCGTATACATCATTGAGGGTGACCTGACACAATACGAAGCAAAGCGCAATAAAAACAACCGGATAACAAAGACGGCGCTTCTAAGCGCAATGGTGTCGCTTATGTATTATAAGGGGTTCTCGGTAGTCCGCACGATGAATTTAGGCGAAACAGCGGACTTTATTCTCCATTTTGCGGACAAGGTGGCGAAGGAGAGCGCCGATGGTGCGACCCCGGCGTATACGCACGCACACGCACACGCACCACCACCGCATCATAACGTGACGGACACGCACACCGCCACAGCGCAAGCATATAGCGAGGTCGCCGCCAAGAAAGAGAAGCGGGACTATATCACACGAGAGAATATAGGGGAGATTATGCTTTCACAGGTGCCGGGGGTGAGTCCGAAGGTAGCGTCAGCGATTCTGGCGAAATATGGCGGTTCTATTTACGAGTGTTTAGGAGATTTACATCGGAAAATCAACGATTATGAAGAGAGTCTGTCGCCGGAAATGTCGCCGCCGTCGCCGGTTTTGGCATTGGCATTAGAATTAGCAGGGGCGACGGAGACTACGCGGACACAAGACGCACAGACGCAGACACCAATGAATAAGAACAAACTGAAACACGTATCGGAGTGCTTTAAGGACGTGACGATGGACGGAAAACGGGGTATTGGAAAGGCGACGATAGAAAAGTTGACTTATTTTTTATCGTGATAGTGTAGTAGGCGGGTTTGATAATATTATAGAAATAGATGTTTAAAGCAAAAAGAAAAGGAACAGGAAAATCATCACCAGGAGGAGCAGCAAGTTTTGCCCCCAACCCCGATGTCGCCGAGGGACGGAGACTCGGTTTTAATGAGGCTGCTGCCATAAACTTATCAGATTTTGACACTAAAATATTTTATATGTATCGTGAAGTTATTATATCACTACTTATAAGTTTCCCACAAGATCGCGTAAGTGATTTTTTGTTTGGCGCACCAATAAATACAAACGCAGCCGCATTAAAAAAAATGTTCAAAAAAGATGGAGAAATAAAGACAACCGTTTTTGATAAGGTAGTATGGTTTTCATATAATGCTAGAAATTATGCGAATGGTAATTATAATGATGTTTTTTTTAGTTTATATCCGGCGGATGGTAACTTTTTAAGTACGGTGAACCAAGACACATTCCCCATTGAATTGGCGTCTCAATCAATTTCATTAATATTATGTCGTTATTTGTTTACAGTATTTAAAACAATTCAGGTCCGCCAAAAATCCCACCCATCAGGGGGTGGTAAAGGAAAAGCAAAAAAAAGTAATAAGTCTAATATTTCGGACACATTAGATTCAGCCGAAATGGCTAATTTGATCACCAATGCCAATAATAGCGTTGACGTTATATCAAGCAATTGCGAACTTTTTGAGAATGCTTTGTTTGACGACAAAGTTGTCGATGATGATGGAAAACTAACAGAGTCATCATATAATGATAACATTAAAAATATTAATGATGCCATGATAACAACAAATCAACAGTTGATTGATGAAATAACTAGTAAATTAGCGACCTCCACCCCAGAACGGCGTTCTTGCTCCAGGCTTGTTGAACAAAAAGCGGCAGCAGATGCTTTTACTGCTGAAGAAGCCAAAAAAGCAGAAGCTGATCGAGAACGTAAAGAACAAGAACGATTAGCATTAATTATTGAAACAAAAAAACAAATGGATGCGGCGTTAGCTGCCGCGGGACAAGATTATGCCAATATTACCGTGATAGTCCAAACGCATTTTTCGAAAGATACAGGTGAATACTATTTAACAACTACTGATGCCGAGTTTTTAACTTATCTTGCAAAAACATCGTGTACGTTAACCAAGGGTTCATTCAATATGTTACTAACTCATAACATAAATGATAAGTCTACAGTTGCTGGGTTTTTCGCAAGACTAGGTTTATTACAAAAATCTGTTTCTGCTAGAAAACCAGCAGAGGATGAGGAGGAGGATGAGGAGGAGGTGGGTAACGGCGGTGGCCGAGGCAAAAATATACTTCATCAAAAAGGTGGTGCCGTAATTTTACCAGAAGGGTTTCGTCAAATTGGTCTAAGACTTGCTATAGAAGGAATCGGCGCAGCGAACCAATGCTTTAAGGCAGTGGGCGCAATAAAAGATATTCCAAGAATAAGATGCTATATTTGTGGTGAATTATGGTTACCTGCTCAAAAAACAATGGAATGCGAACACATATTTTGCGTAGGATTAGCCGCACAGTATTTTGGTCTATTACGTTCAAGTGATTTTTCTGAAAACCAGAAATTAGTCCTGTCAATATTATACGCGTGGGCTCATAGATGCTGCAATCAATTAAAATCAAATTTATCATTTATGAAATTTAAGAATGATCCAAATGATGGATTTGTATTTCACGAGAAGAATGCTATTGAATTATTGAACAACATTTATGGTAATCACTCTTTTGATTGTGATAGTGTTAATGGATCTATTTCAAAAACTTTTGGCAAAAACAAAAAAAGTTTCACAGAAACTAGAAGAGGTTTCACAGAAACTAGAAAAGTAGTTTTGAGTAAATATTGTAGGCCGTTAATAAGTGAAATAAATAATGTGCGTGCACAATTGTTTTTTGGTAATGCTGCCTTATTTTCATTTATGGGCATTTTAAAAATAGCAGCAACTTCTCTTGTATTATTTACCGGGCTTGACCATGATAGCCTGGCAATAAAATCAAAGGATATGACTTCGTTACTTAGTTTATTTAATGAAGATATCAAAGTAGAGGCACGCAAGATCAGTAAAAATCCATGGAAAAGAGGAAGAGCAGGAGGAAAGAGACAACTACAATTCGGGGGGACACTAGGTCAAGATTTAGAACACAGTTATGTTATAAATGTGATTTCATTACTGAAATGGAATATAGAGAGTAGTAAACAACAACCAGTAGAAGAAGAAGAAGAAGAAGAAGTAGAACAACACAGCCCCGTGAGTGTAGAGACCAGGACCGCTTTTGTGAAATTTTTGAATGAAGGTAATATTGAATTAACCCAAGGGAACGTGGAGATTCCTATAAACAGTGACGCTAAAATGCTGAATGAAATAGTGAGAATCAACTGGAAACAACCGACAGGTAGTTGGAATTTCAGTGTTAAAGGCCGTCCGGATGACGGCCAACATCATAGTATATCAAGTCATATAACCTTGAAGAATGTGATGGAAACAATGGGGTTAAGTACTGAAGATGTAGTTGAGATAATTTGTACTCCTTCAGGTCCTCCTTCAGTTCATCCTTCAGTTCCTCCTTTAGTTCCTCCTCCTCCGCATATTCTAACCGATAAATTAGTATTTAAGTTATTAGCACACACTCATGCGATGAATACACATACAATACCTAATGCGTTAATTAATCTCGCAAATAGGGAGGCTATGATGACTGCTATCGCAGAAATTACAAATAATTATTGGAGAGTTGTTGCCCACGAAACAGGAATCACGAAAAAACAAGCATCTGTATTACAATTATTAGTATTAATAATACCCGACACCATACACGACCGACTAGATATTCAGAGTACAATTAATACCCATTATTTAGAAGAATATAAACAACTTGTTGATTTTGTTTGCGTTCAACCATTAACACCCCGTGATATGAATAAATTTTGTAGATTATGTCTTATTTTGTGTCCGGGGGAAATCGTCACTAATCCAGAAGAACTACGCGTAAAGTTTTTGAAAGAATTGCACGAAGATATTTTATTATTTGTTAGTTCCGATCATATAACAGAGTTCGCAAGTCTTAAAGACAAAATCAAACCCAAGTCCGAGTCCAAGTCCGAAAAACATGTTCCCATTGATAGATGTTTTGTGTTTCCTACTGACAAAGAATTAAAAGATAAAGAGTCAGCTGAAGAGTCAGATGAAGAAGGACAATATTCCCGTGAAAAAAAAGTATCCAAGTTACCGGCGGGCGACATTGTATACCTCGAAACGAAAAATAACAGAATACGCAATTTATTAATTGTCATAGGTGGTGTTTATTTGAAGGATGGAAATCTGAAAGATTTAAATCGTATGATGTACGGTTTTATGGAAAAATTCCCGAATTTCACTGAAAATTTTTACAAAATGCTTGAAGACAGCGGCTTGCGCGGTTTGCCCGAGGATCCCCATATTTTTATATACTTAATAAATCTTCTAATAGAACAACTACCTGACAGTAATGATATATTGAATAGTATATTTGGTAGATTCTTGGTAGAAAAATTTATGCTATATAAATCCGAATCCCCATTATCACCATTACCAATGGACAGCCCTGTTGAGAGTCCAGGTCCAGGTTATTATACAACTGATTCTCCCAAATCTCAACAAGATAGCTTACAACATTTATCACCAACACGTCATCCGCCTCCACATATGGATATCTCACCAGAAATAGCAAAGCGTATTATAGAATTATCGCTAGATCTTATATCATTAGATTCTGACACTTGCATATTTGATAATACAAACCTCCAAGAATATCTTGTTTATTTTAATTATATAGTTCTTGAATATATAGTTCTTGAATATAATCACCAAGTTATTCTACGTAGAAATGAACCATATCAAGATGCGATAGATTATCTTTTAAGGTATGGTTCTAATATACACGGCGGTAGCAAAAGAAATAAAAAAAAATTAACAAAGCGCATCCTAGCTCAACGCCGACTTTATAAACAATATAGTAAAAAGAAACGAAATACATCATCAAATAAAAGAAAGAAACGTGTATCCATCAAACATAAAAGGTCACGAACGAAATACCGCGATACCCGAAAACGACGTAAGTAGGAGAATAAATAATATATTACTATTTCAGTAGTATATTATTTTTCATTATATCCAATCCAATGACCGAAGACACCACCGACACCCTCGCCAAATACGTAGTTTTAGGCATATTCCTCATTCTCGCTCTCGTCGCCATCCAGTATATTTTCCGCAATCAGCTCGGAATGATTGAAGGTCTCGCGAACCGGAAATCCAATAAAGGCAACTCCGACCCCCTCGAAGACGAAAATGACGGCGATATCATCACCATCGCCAAGCGCCAGGAAGAGCTTACAACGAAGACGCAGAAATCGCTGAATATGGATTCGCATTACACCCATTACAACAAAATCATCGATAATATGGACACGTGGGTCAACGCCAAAATCGTGAATTCTCTCAAGAATGTCTCTCGGGAAGTCCACGGGGAAGGAAAAATGGAAGATATCATTCGGCATATGAACGAATTGAACACGATGAATAAATTCAAGGTGACGCTGGAGGAGTGTGCGAGGTATATCGATTCCTCGTGAAAAGGTCGTTGCGCGCCGTCGCGACGGAGTCGCTCGGGTGCTCCACTCCTTTTCACTCGGGTTTCTCCTAAGGAAGGCGTTGCGAATCACTTCGTTCATCTCCACTATTCCTTACTCGGGTTTCTCTCTCGTCCGATTATTGCGCTTCACCCCGTTTCGCTCCATAACTCCCTCGTTCGTATCTTTCGCTATTGTGTTCCTCAGTCCTACGTCGGGTTCATTAAGCGAAGCCTGATCGACGAAGTAATGGAACGACCGTTCGGCTCTGTTGCGAGGAAGCGCAATTACGTAGGAGAGAAGGATACATAATATCAATTTATGTGAATTATTATGTATCAATTTTGTCGCTTCACACACACATACCGAGTTTACGCCGTTCTACGCGCCCTCCCTATTTCCACATCCTTCCCCCGCCCCCGCGTCACCGCATCCCCCGTATATCTCGCGCTCCTATATTTCTCGTTCGCCGCCGGCACCTTCATCGGCACCATCGCAGAAGTATCTGACCGCGCGGCATCAGGGCGTGTCCTGTCCACGTATACACCCGACGCAACCGCCGATTCAGAGTAGCGAATACCGCCCCAGTTCGCATCCATCGGGTTGTCGCTATATTTCGACGTGATTTCCTTCTCGCGAAATGCCGCATCCTGTGGCGTATAATCCCCCATATTGAAATTCAGCGGGTCAAACCCGTCATACATCTGGTTATTGAACGGCGGATTATCGCGGGAAGCATCCATCATTTGGACGAGTGCGGCGGGTGCGGGGGAATAAGGCATATTTGGCGACAGTCCGCCTTGTAAATCCGTCGGGGAAGGCCGCATCTTGTATACGGCGTTGCCTTGCGCGTCATACGAAAACTGTAAGAACAAAACGGGGCAACGAATACCGCGGCCCTGTAACCAGTCCATAAACTCTGAATAATCGTCTAAACTCTTAAACCGGATAGGGTTGACACCTGGGACTTTCTCCACTTTTGAATTGTAGAGGAAGATTTCACTGCCGTGTTGAATCAAAATATTCGGGCATCGGTCGGTATTCGCGGTAGCGACGTCGCCACCGACGCCGCCATCAAACCCTTCCACATCGTCACCGCTACTCACCACCTGTGTCGCCGCCGCAGTCGTTTTCCGCAATTTTTGCGCTTCTTGTGCGTCGGGTTCGATACTCACAAACCCCTCCGGAAGAGTAGCTTTCGATGGCGTCCTTGATGTGATATATGCGCCCAACAAGAAGAACGCAATAATTATAACAGGTAAAACCCTCTGTACTTTGACGATTCCCGCCAATATAGTCGCCTCTTTCATCAACATCGCCGCGTTTTCGCCGATGTATTTCATAATGGATTTCATTAATGTATATACTACGAGGATAATATTATCCCAGTGATAATATTATCCCAGTGATAATATTATCCCAGTGATAATATTATCCCAGTGATAATATTATCCCAGTGTAATACAAGAAACAATGATTGAAATCATCGACGTTAAAAAGCGCAAACACCTCAATAAATTAAATGCCGCCGCAAAACAAGCACACGACCACCCCGATACGCACGGCCTCCTCGTGAAAATATACGCCGACTGGTGCGGGCATTGTCGGGATATGACGGACGATTGGAATCGTCTCACCGAAGAACTTAAAGCCGATTATAAATGTAAAAAGCCGGGTTGTGTGCTTACCATCGCGAATATCCGCGCCAAGAATTTAAAACCAAATGACCCCATTATTCAAAACATCAAATACATACCTAAAGATATTAATAGCATTCCGACGATTATGTATGTTTCCAAAGGAGTGCGAGGTTTAGAATATTCGAATGAACGCGTTTATTCAGAAATGTTGAAGTGGGTTGTCGCCCACCCTGATTTCGGATTGGTACGTAAGGACGCGGCGGAGGCGGCGGAGGCAGCAGAGGCTTCAGATTCGCATAAACATATATTGCGCGGTATCACGAAAAAAGCACGAATCAAATTCAAAGAGTTCCACCGCGGAACATTGAAACAGTTTCATAAGGAGATGCGGCGGCAGCATAAGAAAAGTGTAAAGACGCGAATGGCGACACCGGTTGCCACACGGCATCATCGGATGATTCCGGCGTATTTACGCGAAGCATAATAATAATCATATGCGATACGTATGTCATATATTTTTATCTAAATAAATAGTATAATACTACCCACCTAGGCAAGAATGCTGACACAATGCCCGATGGCAACGTTTATATTGATATTGGTGATTATATCTATTTTATTCGACTCGTATACTATTTTTGGTCTGGGAATACTTGAACCTAAAAATAATGTCATCCTAGTCATCACCTTTTTCATTATTATATTATATTCCGTTTTTATGATGTGGTTGGCAAATAAAACGTGCTACAATTTTATATGGGTATCGTGGTTAATCGTCATATACGTCGTATGGAACATCGTTATTTCAATCGTAGTAATAGTAGACCCAAAAGCCCGGGAAGAAGCGAGAAATGAATTTAAACTTATCGAAAAACAGTACCAATAACAATTTTTTATTATCCTATAATATAAGCGCCCTCACAATGCTATCCAACTTCGCAGTTTGCCCACTGGCATCGGTCATTTTGACCTTGGTTATTGTGATCAATATATTGGATATCTATCTCGTCGGATTCCAATTCGCGATTATAGCAACAAATCTCTTGATTTCCGTATTCTTCGTGTGGTTGTCAAATAAGACGTGTGACAGGTATCAGTGGGTGTCCTGGTTGATTACGGCTTACTTCGTGATATGTATCATTGGCGCTATCGCAATCATATCTAACCCAGCGCTGCTCAACCAAAAGGGTATGGAAGAAATCAAAAAGAAGACCGATGAAGCCGGGCGCGTTAAGGCCTAAACACGGACTCACGCGTTAACACGTTCCGTCGTCGTAGTCGTCGTCGACGTCGACAGTTTTAGCGAGAATTCGATTTTCACACGTCGCATAAGCAAATACCATCCAATAATATTCACGAGGATGAGGGCTGCCCTGTAATCCATCGAAAGAACCGTATTTAGAAGAACACTGATATAATTGGTTATTCCCATATACCCAATTATATTCCGTAACAAGTTGTATACCATAAAGACCGCCCAAATATATAACGGAGATACTTCCATTCGCTCACACACACAGACACACAGACGCTTGTATCGTAATAAGCTCTATTATTATCATTCAATTTTATGCCGGTAAAATTGAAATAAAGAATACAGGAAAGGATAAACAACACAAATGAGAAAATTCAAGATAGTCAAGAAGCCCGTCGCACCCGTCGTCGTCGCCGTGCCCGCACCCGATCCCTCCTTATCATTCCGTCTCATCGATTTTCACGTATACGACTGCGTCCCAGATACAAATACGCATTCATCCGCATCAGAAAATAGTGGCGCCGATGAAGACTCCGCCTCGGTTGCGTCGGCTGGTAGCAACAGTGACGGCGGCGCACGACGAGGCGGCCACGTCGCCGCGGCAACAGACACCAACGAATTCCGCATCCAGATGTTCGGCATCAACGAGCAAGGCGAAACCTGCTCCATCTTCGTGGACGATTACCACCCCTTCTTCTACGTCAAGGTCGCAGACCACTGGACCAACGCCACCAAATCCGCATTCATCCGCGACATCAAAAAGAACTTAAAGAGCCGATACTACGAAAACAGTATTCTTGCTGACAAATGCGAAATCGTGGAGAAGCGCAAGCTTTACGGGTTTGACGGGGGAAAGAATCACAAATTCGTCCTCATTGTGTTTAAGAACACGACCGTGATGAACCGCGTGAAGAACTTGTGGTATTGTGACATTATGACCGCGCGAGACGGGAAGACGCGTGTACTGAAACCCGACGGTTACGTCTTCGCAAATACGCACACGACCATCTACGAAGCCAATATTCCGCCCGTGCTGCGTTTCTTCCATATCCAGAAAATCAGCCCCTCTGGCTGGGTAACCTTCTCCACGAAGAAGACGCGGCTTATCGAGAAATATACGACGACGTGTCAATACGAATACCGTCTGTCATTTGAAGACATCATCCCCCAAAATGAGAAAGAGACGGTTGTGCCCTACAAAATATGTAGTTTTGATATTGAAGCCAGTAGTAGTCACGGCGATTTCCCGATTCCTGTGAAGTCGTATAAAAAACTAGCGGCGAATATTGTCGACGCGGCGAATATTGTCGACGCAGCGAATATTGTCGACGCAGATGGGTTCACCGAAGATGACCTAACACATATTATTTACACCGCATTTCAGTATTCATATCAAGGTCGCAGTCCCTACCCGAATATAGATAGAATCTACCCGAAACGACGTCCGAAAGAGGCGGATATGGTGCGATTATGCCGTCTTGTATGTTCCAAGGAACTCCGGCATCTTATCAAGCAGGAGGTTGTCGCACAAGAAAATACGATAGAGCAGATATTCCTTCAAATGGCGGCGACAGCGAAAGAGGAAGCTGCGGCTGCGGCGGAAAAGAACGGCGGCGACGATGACAGCGAGAGCGACGGTGACGGCGACGGCGGCAATGACGCCGAGGAGTCTACTCCGTCAAAGTATAAGAAAACGAGCGCCGCCTCCGCCGCCTCCGCCGCACCCGACCTCTCCGTCAAACTCACCGCACTCCTAAACAATCCGAAACACTCCCGCGAGACCAAAATAACAATTGTGAGCGATACACTGGGGTCAATCTTCCCCAAAGTCGAAGGCGACAAAGTCACATTTATCGGCTCAACATTCGTCAAATACGGCCAAAACGGCAACCGCCCCTACCTCAATCACTGTATCGCCTTGGATACGTGCGACAAGCTAGACGACGAAGTCCCTAATTCGGAGATTGAATCGTATACTACCGAGGCGGATGTATTGCTCGCGTGGACGCGCCTTATCCAGAAAGAGAACCCGGATATTATTATCGGGTATAACATCTTCGGTTTTGATTATCAGTTTATGTTTCGACGCGCAGTAGAGACGGGGTGTTATGAAGAGTTCCTGAAACTGTCGCGGAACCGGGGCGAGTTATGCGCGAATCCGGGGGGCGGTGCGGCCGGTGCGGGCGGCGGCTACGTCAACCCAAATACCGAAATAACCGCCGATAATGTCGCAATAGAGCAAACCAAAATCGCCCTCGCCAGCGGGCAATACGACCTCCATTTCATCAAAATGACGGGGCGTCTCCAAGTGGATGTATACAATTACTTGCGCCGCGATTTCAACCTCTCGTCATATAAATTAGACGACGTCTCTAGTTATTTCATAGGCGACGCCGTGAAGAGCGTAGAATACGACCCCGCCACAGATACGACCCGTATCTCCTCTGGGAATTTACTCGGACTTGAAACAGGAAACTATGTCAAGTTCGAACAGACGAATCATTCCACGGACGTATACAAAGAGGGGCATAAGTTCAAGGTCATCGCCGTCGCCGCGGGCGGGAATTTCACCGTCCAAGGATGCGCGACCCCCGATATGAAAACAATGGTGCGCTGGGGACTCGCCAAAGACGATGTATCACCGCAAGACATTTTCCGGATGACGAATGAAGGCCCACGTGAACGCGCAGTCATCGCGAAATACTGTATTCAGGATTGTAATCTGGTCCACCATCTGATGAACAAAATCGACATCCTCACCGGTTATACGGAGATGGCGAAAATCTGTAGTGTCCCCATCAGTTTCCTCGTAATGCGCGGTCAAGGCATCAAACTCACGAGTTATGTCGCGATGAAGTGCCGTGAGATGAATACGCTGATGCCCGTAATAGACAAAGACCGCAGTGAGTCGGGATATGAAGGCGCCATTGTCCTTCCACCGAAATGCGGGCTTTACCTCGATAATCCGGTCGCGTGTAATGATTATTCGTCGCTGTATCCGTCATCGATGATTAGCGAGAATCTGTCACACGACAGCAAAGTATGGACGAAGGAATACGACCTCGACGGCGAGCTTATCCGCGAGACGGGGGAACTTGAATACGATAACCTCCCCGGGTATAAATATGTGGACATCACCTATGATACATATAAATGGACGCGCCCCAAATCCGCGACGAAGACGGCCGCAGCCGCCGTGAAAGTGAAATGCGGGACGAAAGTGTGCCGATTCGCGCAATTCCCGGAAGGCGAGAAGGGAATTATGCCCGCCATTCTGGAAGAACTCCTGACCGCGCGTAAAACCACGCGGAAACTCGCGGAAAAGCAGACCGACGCATTTATGGCGAATATCCTGGATAAGCGCCAACTTGGTTATAAGGTGACCGCGAACTCATTATACGGACAATGCGGTGCGAAGACGAGCACATTCTATGAAGTGGATGTCGCCGCATCTACGACGGCTACGGGCCGCAAACTCCTCACATACGCGCGCCGTGTCGTGGAAGAAGCATACGGTGATATCCTCCTCCCGACATCGCATCCCAAATACCCCGTCGTCCATTCCAAGGCGGAGTATATCTATGGTGATACGGATAGTGTGTTCTTCACGTTTAATCTTGCCACACCCGAAGGCGTCCCCATCCGCGGGAAGGACGCGATTGAAATCACGATAGAGCTCGCGAAGCAGGTCGGCGATTACTCGTCCAAGTTCTTGAAGGCACCGCACGGGTGGGTGTATGAGAAGACGATTTGCCCCTTCGCACTCCTACGTAAGAAGGGATATGTGGGTATCTACTACGAGCAAAACCCGAATAAGGGGAAATTGAAGAGTATGGGAATCGTATTGAAACGCCGCGACAATGCGCCGATTGTGAAGGAAATATACGGCGGGATTATCGATATTCTGATGAAGGAGCAAAATGTGGACCGGGCTATCGCATTCCTGCGCGAGAAACTCCAATATATGATAGACCAGAAATGCCCGATGGAGAAACTGATTATAACTAAATCATTGCGGTCGGATTATAAGAACCCGGCGCAAATCGCGCATAAAGTCTTGGCGGACCGTATGGGTGTGCGCGACCCAGGCAATAAACCGAATACAGGCGACCGCATTCCTTATGCGTATATCCACAATGACACCAAGGGCGCGCTTCAAGGCGACAAGATAGAGAATCCGGCGTATATCCAATCACAAAAACTCCAGTTGAATTATTCATTCTATATAACAAACCAGATTATGAAACCAGTCCAGCAATTATTCGCGCTTGTATTGGAGCAGTTACCCGCATTCCAGAAGAAGAAGGGTCGGTTCTTGGATGCGGTAGAGACGGTTGCTTCTACGATAGATGACCCGGTCAAGCGTGAGAAGAAAATAACCGATATGCGGCATAAAGAGGTGAAGGCGCTGTTATTTGATGAGTTCCTCGTAAAGGCGGATAATCTGAATAAAGGGAATCGCGCGATTACCGATTGGTTCCGCGGCGGCGGCAGACCGAAATAATACCATACCGTGGCCAATCACGGATAATTTTTAATCCACTTCCATTATGTCGTCGTCGTGATTGTCGTTATTGTTATTGTTATTGTTATTGTTATTGTTATTGTTATTGTTACCCCTATATGCCGGTACTGCGGTCATTCCCGAAATCGTATTTACAATATCGCGATAAATCTGGTCATCGTTATAGTGTCCGGGTAAATCATAGGAAAATGTGACGTGGTTTTCATCTGCGCTATCGATTGACAGATTCTGGGGATGAAGCGGAGCGGCGGGTGCGGGTGCGGGTCTGGCAGCGGCGGGTCTGGCGGCGGCGGCGGCGGGCACATCCACTCGATACATCCGAATATCGCCCCGACACAGCGGACACGTAGAATGATGCGCAAACCATCCTCTCAAACTTGCGCGATTAAAGATGTGGTTACACCCTCGTATCATCGTGATTTCACTTTCGTCATTGAATTCATCACGCGAAATAGGACACGTAGCATTAACAGGGGACAGTATATTCGCAAAAACGGTGTTCAAGGTTGAGCGGGCGATTTGGTCATTGGTGGGTGGGCCTGCGGCGGCGATAGGCGGAGCAGCAGCGGCGCGACCTCCTCCAATAGGAACTGTATACAACATTGATAATAGATTGGAGATTTCTTGGTTGATTGGTGGTGGTATAGGATATATCTCGTTCCTGCTGCGTATAGGCGCTTGTCGCGGTTCGACATCTCGCGGATTATAATTCGTTTGTCGCACAATGGACCGGGATATATTCTCTCGTAATGTCTGTTCCATCCGCGTAAACATCGCGTTCCCATTTATAATATAATCATTGTATCGACGGACGAGTGACGTATATTCGTTCATATACATACGTTCATCCTCTACCGCGTAGTAATATTGGCGGGTGCGAAATCGTTCGTGATGGTTGTTGCCGGATGGGTCTCCTGAATTCATTATAGACGTCTAACAATACATAGTTACTTGGATTACTTTCTATATCTGTTTGG